CGAAGGCCTCAACCCTCTATTGCGTGACTTGAGGCAACTCGGTAAGGAAGCCGCCAAAGAACTACGGCAGTCCTCCCGAGTGATTGCCGACCGGCACATGGTGCCAGCGTTTCAAAACGCGGCCCGGTCAGTCGGTGGCGACTGGGGCGACCTCCTAGCCGCAGACATTCGCTCCGGTCTGGACAGGCTCCCGAAAGTCTCCATAGGTAAACAAAAGAAAGTAACGTCCGGTGGTGCGTCCTCAAATATGCTCCGCTACCCGACAGACACAGGCAACGCTCGACAGTCATACGCACCGTTCGAGCAAACCAACTGGATAGCGAAAGCCCGCACCTATCAGAAACCAGCACTCGAAGAGTGGGGTCAAGCCGTCGACCGTCTCGTGCGCAAATGGCCGGTGATGTAATGGCAGTCGGCAAAACATTAACCGTATACCTGGCGGCGGATCTGAAAAAGTTCAACACCGGCATGGCGCAGGCGCAAGGCGGGCTCAAAGGGTTTAGCAATTCGTTAAAGAACATGCTCGGCCCCGCCATGATTGGAGCCGGGTTAGCACTAGGCGCACTTGCAACGAAAATGGCCGTCGATGGTGTTAAAGCCGCTATGGACGATGAAGCCGCGGTACGCAAACTCGCAACCACAATGGAGAACCTCGGTCTAGCGCACGACACGAAAAAAGTCGAAGCTTATATTTACCAGCTTGAGCGTTCCCTAGGCGTGGCCGACACCGAACTACGGCCCGCGTATGACCGTCTCGTGCGTGCACTCGGTGACACGGAAAAAGCACAAGATGCCCTCTCACTATCTTTGGACGTTTCGACAGGATCAGGCAAAAGCCTCGAAGCCGTAACCGACGCGCTAGGTAAAGCGTACGAGGGCAACATCGCTGGACTATCACGACTCGGAGCGGGTATCGACGCGGCCACAATCCGCACCGGGGACATGGACGAAATCACGCGGGTGCTTTCGGACACGTTCGCCGGTCAAGCGGCAGCCAGTGCCGACACTCTCGAAGGCCGTATCAGAGTATTGAAAACGGGCACGGATAACCTCGCCGAAGCATTCGGGAAAGGCCTCCTAACAGGTGTTAAAGAGGCTACCGAGGGTACTGGCGACCTAGTTAAATCCATGGAAAAACTTGAACCAGCACTCGAGGACGCAGGCGAAGCCGTCGCGGATCTCGTAGCACTAGTCGCGAAACTCTACGACGGATTCATGTTCCTCTCAGACCTTGAGGACACGCTTACAACTCAGACCGGACTACTCGGCGACGCGTACGGGTTCCTCACTAACACGCTCAACCCACTAGCCGGCGTATTCGACGCCCTCGACATGGTCATGGGCAACACCACCGACTCGGCTTACCGGGCGTCACCCGCCATGGAAAGCCTAGGAAACGCGGCAGCCTACGCCGTAGGCCCACTAGTAGACATGGCCGTAGTCACAAATAGCCTTGCGGATTCGGCTTATGATTCAGGCATAGCAGCGTTAAAACAAGCGGATTACATAGCACGACTAACCAAGATTTTAGGTCACGCCCCGGGAGTAATAACTACAACAACTACCGAGACAACAACACTGACAACGGCGACACGCAACTACGGCACGACGGTTGAAGAAGTCAGCAAGAAACAACAAAAACTAATCGACCTTAACGCGAAAGTAGCCGACTCATATTCGACCACGGCGGACAAACTTAATACGCGCATGGAGAAACTCAACGAGAACCTAGGCATTCTGGGATCCATGCAAGACAAATTGACCGCCGGCCTTGACCTTGCGGCAGCGTTCGAGGGCCAATTCGATGAAGCCGGCGAAGCCACGGGCGTCAGCCTCCTGGAAGGATTCAACAAACAAATTGATCAGGCTAACTATTTTGGGCAAGTCCTTAACGCGATCAAGGCGCAAGGCGCAGACCAATCACTTATTGACCAAATAGCATCCCTAGGGCCTGTTACGGGCGCGGCACTGGCACAACAAATGATCGACGACGGGCTAGTGACCACGCTTAATGACAAGTGGATGACCGTGCAGGAAACCACTAAAGGTCTTGCTATGGGTCTTGTACCCGAGTTCGTGTCCGCCGGTATTGAGTCGGGCGCGGCTGCTATTGACGGGCTAGCCACACAACTAGCCAAAGAAGGTGCCCGGCTCACGAAACTGGGTAAGCGCATGGCTAAGCCGGTAGGGTCAGCGTTCAAGTCCCAACTCGCCAAAGACATCGCCGAAGCGATAGCGAACGTGGAAGCGGCCGGGTCAGCGGCCCGCGCTAGTGCCATAGCCAAAGCCGAAGCACGAGAAGCGGTAGTCACACAGCAGCAAGTCGCCCTCGCTATCGGAAACATTATTAGACAGTCCGATGCCCGTAACGGTGCCCCGATCCCGGCGGTTTTATCGTGATAAGCGACATACTTTTAAACGGGGTAAGCCTTGACCTTGAAAACATCGAGTACCAAGTGCAAATACAGCATGGTAGGTCTGACATTACGTCGAGCCCTCAACCGTCTAACGCTCAAATAATTATTAGAGGCCCGGTCGGGGTTAATGCTGAAATATCGGACGTTTTACGAATACAAGCGTACGGGTTCGACCGGTTCACGGGTCGCGTTTCGGACGTCACGATAACTCATTTATCAAGCGAACCACCGGTGGCAGTCTCTACCATTACCGGCATAGGTGAACTATCCCGAGTGGGTTTCGTCGAAGTAGGAGCAACCGGGTGGCCGCATGAATCGGTGCGCCAACGGGTCGAAGACGTGTTAATTACCGTGGGGATACCGTTCCTTAATGGGGCCGACCCCGACGTTCAACTACATCAAGTCACCGGGTCAGACATTCAACCCACTAACGCGCTCACTTACCTTAGCCAAATAGCGGAATGGGCCGGGGCAACCTATTTCGATAACCCTTCCGGAAATATCGTATTTGAGTCTTATGGGGAACGCGGTATAACCTCGTTTAATGGCACATGGGCGGGCACTCTCGGCACATGGGCAGTACAAACGCTCCAATGGGATCAATTCGGCATAATCCTACCGCCCACAATTATACCGCCCGAAACCGTCATTTTTACCCCAACATGGTCACGCACCCGCCAAAGCATTATTAACTCCGTAACCGTTTCGGGGTACAACGAAACACACGAAACCACACAAACGGACTCCGCAAGTATCGCCGCCTACGACCTACGCGAATACAGGCTAAACACCGAGCTTCGATACTCGGCTGACATTATCGACCGAGCAGGAAACATTATTACCGCCCAAGCAAACCCCTTATGGAGTCTTGGCGCCATTTCTATATTGGTGCATAACCTTGACGAAACCACCCGCGATCTCGTGCTTAGCCTCGTGTCAGGTATGGCCGTGTCACTATCCAAACTACCCCAACCGGCACCCGTGGCTAACTATCTAGGTCTAGTCGAAGGTTGGGGTGAAGTTTATATACCCGGCGAACACATTTTGACTTTGTCACTTTCCGACCCGCGCTATTCATTTCAAACAATTACATGGGGTGAGGTCGATCCCGCGCTAATATGGGGTGACGTACCGGCAGACTTGCAATGGTTCCAAGTACTTAATAATAATTCGCTAGCGGCATAGGAGAAAAAAAATGGCAGGTAGCACCCCCATATATGGGATTCCGTACCCGGAATCCTCCGACCTTGTGGCCAATTACCCGGCATTAGGTGAGTCTCTCGCGGAACAGGTCGAGGACAAACTACCCACATACGCGGCCACCGCCCCGACCTCCCCGAGCGTTGGTCAGGTGTGGGTCGATTCATCCGGCCCTATTGGCAAAGTGTGGGACGGGACAGCGTGGACAATTTTTAGCGGGGCCGGTAGTGCGAACTTCAGCGACACTCCTACCGGCACGTACACAGATGCAGGAATCGACTACAAATACAAGACCTACACTTCAACGGGAACTATTACTATTACGACTACTGGACTAGCCGACTTACTTGTAATAGGTGGCGGTGCTGGTGGTGGGCGTGGAGATAGCGCCAATAACTTTGCGTCAGGCGGTGGCGGTGCAGGCGGTTATTTTGCAACCAATGTGCTATTACCCGTTGGTACTTTAAGTGTAATTATTGGTGCGGGTGGAGCAGGCAGCACAAATGCAAACAACGCCGGAACAGACGGAACCCCGTCCGCAATAGTTAGTGTCGTCCCAAGTCTCATTGGTGGCGGTGGTGGTGGCAGTTATGGTGCTACGCCTAGAACTGGAGGATCAGGTGGCGGTGGAAATGCTGCATCTGGAGGTGCCGCCGCATTTGCGGGAAACTTAGGAAATGCTGGAGGTAACGGTCAGGCGAACGCTGGTGGTGGTGGCGGTGGTGCTTCTGTGGCAGGCTCCAACACAACCACAAATGGCGTAGGCGCAGCCGGTGGCGCTGGAACCGCATCAACACTAACGGGCACATCAGTTACTCGCGGTGGCGGCGGCGGTGGTGGCGCTTTGAGTACTGGCGGTGCTGGTGGCGCTGGTGGCGGTGGTGCTGGTGGTGCTAACGCGGCAGGTACTGCGGGAACTGCCAATACTGGCGGTGGTGGCGGTGGTGGCGGTGGATCGTCTAACGGCGCTGCGGGTGGCTCTGGAATAATTATTGTTAGGGTTAAGGTATAAAAATGGCACATTTTGCACACATAAAAAATAACATTGTGGCCGACGTAATCGTAGTCGACAATGCTAATTGTGGCGGTGGTAACTTTCCTCAATCAGAAGCTGTCGGCCAAGCATTTATTTTGGCTAGTGGTATTGCAGGCGAATGGTTGCAAACGTCGTACAGCGGCAGTTTCAGGGGTCAATACGCAGGCAAAGACTACACATACGACCCCGACCTAGACGAGTTTATAGCACCACCACAACTAACCGAAGGGTCAAATAATGTCTGAAATAGATCAGGAACTACACGTAGACACAGCACCGGAAACCGAAGTAAAGCCGGTGAAAAAAACAGCACCGAAACCGGTCAAACCCGCCACACAAACAGACCGGGCACGGGCAGTAGTCCGCGCCAAACTCAAAGGCTAAACGCGTGGACGTCGGCGACACAGTAGGAATCGTGGCAACAGTGCTGGGAATCCTCGCCGTCATGGGCACCGGGCTAGTGTGGCTCATTCGTAACGTGGTACGCGACGAAATCAAAAAGGCCACGATGCCAATACAGCCAGGCTACCGGAACGGCGGAGAATCACTCGCCGACCTTGCCCAGAAAGTCGACCGGCTTATAGCCCGAATGGAGGACACACAATGATTAAGAAATGGCTTGCCGAAACGTGGGAAGGTTCCCTCGTGAAAATTGCGGGTGGAGCTGCACTCGGCGCGGTACTCTCATGGCTCATGACTGCGGACGTTCACCCGCTTATTGTGGCTCTCGGTGCGGCAGTGATCCCGGTGATCATTAACGCGCTTAACGGTGACGACCCTCGATACGGAAGGCACAGTAATGGCGAAACTCTGTAAGGGCGGTGCTCGGCTACGTGACCAAACAGACAAAAGGTGGCCCAAGAGATCTAAACGATCTGATGGTTGGATTGGGGACAGTGCCCACGCCGCCCGGAAATCTGACCATAATCCGAACAAAGCCGGAATTGTTCACGCCATAGACATCGATGAGAACATGGGGAAAGGTAAGAACCGTAACGGGCGCACAGCTCGAATACTCGCTAACCAGTTGCTCGACTACGGATCCTCGAATCTACCCGGGGCTAACCGGCTGAAATACGTCGTGTACGAAAACCGGATAGCGTCCGGGACGTACCGGAAAACGTGGTGGACATGGCGACACGGCAACTGGGGCCACACAGCCCATATTCACATATCATTCACGAGCTACGCAGACCGCGACGGGTCAGTATTCCCACTGCCAATCCTGACGCGTTCACCGATCAAAAAAGCGCGGTGGACACGCGACCTTAGAAAAGCACGAAAAGCACGCACATAGCCGGTACTCTGACACCCGAAAGGGGAACACATGACCGAATATATTAAACCCGGCGAAGCCGCCGAACTACTCGGTGTAAGCCGGGACTCCATTAGACGCTACGCGGACGCCGGACACATTGACGCTATTACCACACCGGGCGGACAACGAAGAATCGACCGGCACAGCGTCGAAACATACACGGGCAAACGAACCCGGATCAGTAGCACAGTGACCGTGATTGAACAGCCGTGCTAGGCGAGATCGTGTTGTGTGCGGCACTAATAACAGCACCGGCTTGCGTGGCTAACTCCGCCGACGCGAAAGACTGGAAAGGCCACGAACCTAGCCTGTACACGGGGAAGCATTACCACAAGAAATGGGCACAGGTTCGCAAGTGCATAATGCACAGGGAATCCCGATCTAACTATAGGGCCCGTTCGTCGATTAGTACGGCATCCGGCGCATACCAATTCTTGGATTCACAATGGCGGGTCAGCCTGACTTGGATGATGCTTAAAGAATCAAAAGCCACTAACGACGGTTTAATACCAGACATTCGCGCATTACGGGAAAAACCGATACAAAAATGGAACCGCTACTACCAAGACCGAGCCTTCTATACAGCATGGGACAATGGAAGGGGCGCGGATCATTGGAACCTGACCAGACACGGATGCTGACCAGTTACCACGTTTTTGAGATGGGCGACCTCGATGTGCATGGCCAAGTGCTTATCGTGCTTAGGGATGGCAAACCGACGCTCGCATATCGCGAGTTCATGTCGCATAGGTGGAGCCCTGAAATCATGCCTAACACGCCGAATCCGTGAAAGTGCTTGACAGTGCGTCACCGGATCATAAAGATAAGGCCACGGACATACCAGCGGACGGGAAGCCGCAGACCTCGACCATATGAGAGCCGGGGATGTCTTCGAGTGGCCGCGTTTCTAGTGGCGCGGCCACTCAACACACTAGCCACTAGGACGAAAAGGGG